TACTTGAAAAGTGCATCCTCGACGGAGTAGTTTTGGGGCACAAAAGAGCATACAAGCACGACAGTGCGCCAAGTGAATCGGACATCAATCAGTCAATCGTTAATGAAGTGCTTACTGAAATATATGAGTGGTTTGATTTTGATGACGCCAAGCTAAAGGAGCGCAACACATGACTACGCGTATGACCAAGACATGGTTTGATGGAGAGAACATCGTCACTCAGGAAATACCCGAGGCTGAACTCTACAAGCGCCCGTGGCAGGGGCTGACGGAAAAGGATTGGGAGTATGTTAAGGATAGTAAAGGCACATCATTAGACACTTTTGATCACGGCGCTGCATGGGCAGCAGATCAACTTATGAGGCGCAACACATGATCACTGAAGACGATGAGTTTGAGCGCATCGAGCGCGAGATCAAATGGCGAAAAGAGAAAGCTGACGCCGAACTGATGGTGGTCTACTCATTGCGGTTGACCAAAGCACAGCGCGTCAAGTTGTTGCAACTCGGTGGGCCACAGTGGATCAGGAGCCAGATTGACAGACATTCCTAACTTCTCGGCCTGGGAGCGAGTGACTCTGGACAGGTTCGCCCTGGACGCCTACATCCGCCTTCAGCAGCAGCAAGAGGCGCTTGAGCAGCTACGTCAAGACCTAAGAGATGCCATGCAGCTATTACGCAAACAAACGTGTACCGCTGCGGTCAATGATTAGCGCCTGACGCCGGGGCTTGTCAGCAATGCTGATGTGCGTCCAGGCGTCATACTCGCGGATGATCTGGTCATAGGGCAAGTGCAGCAACGCCCTTACCACAGCGTCTGGAGCCAGCCCAGGCACTCGGAAGTCAGCAGCTAACCCTAGCCTATGCTGAGAAGTATCTTTGCTGCCCACAGCGTCATTCACTGCTTTGGAGCGAAACGCTGAGTTGATCATTATTGGCTTGCCGCCTAGCGTAGTTTTGACAGTCTCCAGAAATTCTGCCAGCCGCTTAAGGTTTGCCAACTCCTGCGCGTTCGGCGTGTTGTCCAATAGCCGGTGATCAGTGTGCGTCAGTTCCTCAAGTGTGAAATGCGGGGTCATTTTTTGCTCAACAAATCAGTCTTAGCCTGCGAGCCAGCAGAGGAACCAAAGTAGTAGGCAATGATGCCCGTCCAAGCTGTTCCAAGACTGCCAAGCATCATCAGGATAGCGGGGTTGGCGCTGTCAATCTTGTTGAAGAACATCATCACCATGATGCCAAAAAAGCCTAGCGTCACAGCGCCAGCAAGCAATGGCGGCATCATTGAGCGAGTCGTGGCCTGCATATCACGGGCGCTCTTGCGGTCTTCAACCTCCAACTTTTCAAAATTAAGGCCAAGTTCTTGCGCCTGCTTTTGCAATTCAATTTCAGCCAGCTTGACTTGCGCGATCTGGTCGGCGGTCAATTTGTTGTTGCTGATTAGGTCACCTACCTTTGCTTCATCCACGCCAATCGCCTTGGAGATAGCAGACACAGCCATGCCAGCCAAGGGGCCACCAAGCGCCGTGGCAATCGTTGGTGCAATCTGTTTAAGCCAGTCCATTATTTCTCCAATAAAAATGACAAGTTTGCATGGCGAGGATACTGCACCACTCGTTCCCCCTCTGGGCATTTGTACTTGATCGTCGCTAACAGCGTTGCTGCTCCAGGCGCAATCTTCTCTTTTCGCACCATCGTTAACTGGTAGGTAAACGTATCAATCTGTGGCCCTGCTGGGCCGCTGAATTTGCTTGCCGTTGTTGTTGCTTCATGCACCATGCCCAATGCGTCACGGACGCTTGGCGTAAAACTTTCAACAGAGCAGTCATCGCGCTTTTTGATTCGGGCAACGGTGACAATGATGGGCTGTCCAGCGGCTGCTGTGATCTTAAAATGTTCTGGCGCCCACTCCAATATAGCCCGGTCAAACCAGCCAAACTTGTCTGCCAAGGTGTAACCGCCGCCAATGGCTGCAATGCTGGCTGCGACTGCTCCAATGGCTTTGGTGACGTCAATCATTTCTTCCAAAACTGTACAAGCGAGAACACCACCGCAACAGCCGCCCATATGCCGACGCCTCTGTTGACCCACTGGTCGATCTTGCGGTCAACTCGCTGCAATGCAGCATCATGGATGCCAATCTTGACCTCCACGTTTCCGATGCGTTCGCCCTGGGTAGCCTGCCGTTCCTCGAACAAGATCAGCTTGCCAACGGCATCCGTCAGCTTGTCAACCTTGCTTTCAAGGCGGCGGAAGTCATCGTCAGTCATCTGAATGTCCCGTTGTTGATAGCGTCCATCATACGTCTGCCGTACCTCTCCACCGCCTCCTTGGTAATAACGTGTTCGCCAATTTTTAGCGCCCCGTAGCCATCGTCTGGAGCAGGAGCGCGGCCCATTAGGCGGTCGGGTGTGACCATGCCGCCTTGGTTGAAGGCTTGACTATTACCGCCAAACCCTGCATCTCCGCCGCCATAGCCATCAGCGTTAGCGCCAGGAGCGTCAGCGCCACCACCATAGCCGCTTCCAGGCATTCCAGCATCGCCGTACAAGCCTGTTTGACCAGTGTCAAATTGGCCTTGTAATCCCGTATCCGTTGAAACGCCAGACATACCCGGACTATCTATGCCGCCGCTGGGTAAACTGCTTTCTTTGCCAAAGTTCCTAAACCCTGAATACGCCATTGGGCCTTGAGCAATTGATTGCTGTTCGCGTACAAAGGCAGGCTGTAAAGCGTTTTGCAACATTCCGTAGCTAGTCATTCCAAAGAGTTTCTGTCCTGCTTGAGTAATTGCCGCCATTGTTGGGTTTTGCCCGTAATAGTTAGCTTTGTCCTCATTTGACATAGCATCAAACTGCGGGTTTGAACTAACGCCTTGGTATCCACCACCACCGGTCATCTGATTCTGCATTGGGTTCTGTGCAGCAGCTTCCATTTGCCGTTTTTTTAGCATCTCGTTGAAAGCATTGAGGTAGTACATATGTGTTCCTACTGCGTCATGGCGTTAGTGTTAGTGGCTTTAGGCGCCATCGTATTTTGCCCAGGAATGTCACTAGCAAAACTAAACCCCGCTGCGCCAAGCCGCCCCCCAAGAGAACTGGAGTAGCCTGCCACGCCTTGCAGTATCAACCGCCGAATCAAGCCTAACTTTTCTGCTTCAGACCCTGCTTTAGCGCCAATTTTTGCTAACTCTGCGGATATAAAGTCTGCTTCTTCTTTGCCTAGCATACCAAACTTTTCCAGCGCAGGACGCATCTGTTCGTTGAACTTTATAATTGCCCCAGGCCCGGTTGCCATCTCCGACGTAACTTGGCGCACAGCATCAAACACTGCTTTCTTTGCATCTGGCGAACGCTCTATGACGGGCGCAATAGACGCCCACCTGTTTATGTCCCCGCCATTAACAGCATCTCGCACATTTTTTAACGCCGCAGAACTGCTGTCCCAAATTTGATCTGCCAATGCCGCAGATTGGCTACTCACTGCACCGGCCTCTTTGGTGAGCGCTGCGGAACCAGCACGGCCCTCGGTCAGCATCTTGTTGGCGGCGGCTTTGGCTTGGGGCGCCAGCGCGTTTAGCTGAGGACTTAACCCCTTGATTTTTGCGCCTATGCTGGCTATTTCCCGTTCGCTGTTTTGCAACGTGCTTTGGTAGGCAGTTACAGATGCCTTTACCTCTGGCACAGCGTTTAGAAACTCACGGTTGGTAGTCATCCAAGTGCCAACCTCTTTAGAGGTTTGCTTAGACGCCAACTGGTTAGCCGTGTATTGCCGCGCAGCTTGCGCGGCCAACTCTCTGTCACCAACCATTTCCACCAAAGACGCAAACATCTTTGGCGTAGAGAAAAACGCCGTTGGTATCTTTGATGGGTCGCTGGCAAATTGCGTCATCGCACCTTTGTCTAGACCTGTCAATTTAGTGCCTGCCTTAGACCCAAAAACTTCTAAGCCTGGGCGGGAATCGGCGTACTGAGTCAACAACCGTGACTGAGCATCACCAGCAAAATCTTTCTGAACTTGAGACACTAATCCATAAAATTCTTTTTGCGCTACGTTACCAATGGCCTTATAGCCTTCATCCGCTTCACCCCTAAACGCTTCGCCCAGCATACGCCGCGCATCGTCAATAGCTTGAAACGTAGGTTTTTCTGGCGGCTTGGCTGGGCTTTTGATAGACACGACACCACCACCGGGAACAGGCTGAAACGCTACAGGCGCTTCACCAACTCTTGTTGGCACGGTAATCTGGTCAAGTATTTTTTGGTATCCCCTAGCCACATCTGGAGAGTGAACACCGGGTTTTAACTCAGCTTTTAGCCTTGCTACTAGCGCCTTGTAAGAACTTAAATCAGTTACAGTATTGCCTGACGTTTCTAACTTAGAAACAATATCGTCCACTTCAGTTTTAGTGTTTGTGTACGCCGCAGATGCTGCGGTTTTTAGTTCGCCTTGGCGTTTAGCCGCTGCGTTTTGCAATTCGCCGCCTATGGTGGCTAAAGGCCGGTTCTCACCAATCGTGCTGATTGTGCCAAGACCGGCTTTTTTTGCTTGGTCTTGAAGTGTTTTAAGGTACGCTTGCTGCGATTGAATGTTGGCTTGTTGACCCGGTACTTTTGCCAATTCTGCGTCCGCCGCCAAACGCGCTCTTTGCGCCACTTGAGCGGCGTCTGAATGCAACATAGCCGCTCTAGCCGCACCAGCGGCCCGTGCTTCTGAAGACCCTAACTCCATTGCTTCGCCAAGAATTCTCATGGCTTTGCCGGGGTCTTGCTCACCCATAATTCTGGACTGTATGTCAGTAAGCTGTTTCTGCTCGGCAGGCGATAAACGCCCATCGCTAAGTTTTGCAAGCATTGATTTTGCAAAACTTATGGCAGCTTGTTGAGGAGCGCCAGAAACTGTAAACCTACCCAATTGCAAAGCCAACGGCGCTAGTTCAGGCGTTACAGCACCACCAGCAAGCCTTGCTACTTCAGCCACTGGTTGGCTATAGCCCATTCCTTCAGCTACTTGCCCAGCTGTTTCGCTGGCTAGACCGCTAACGCCGCCACTAAACGCGCCGGGTAGCCGCCCTGCTTGCCTTACGCCTTGGGCCATGATGCCTAGCCCAGTACTGACAGGGGCTAAAGCAGGGACGCCTCTAGTCGCGGTTGACAAGCCTTGCAGTATTTCAGGCGCTGCCACACCCATAACAGTACCTAACGCGCCAGCCCCGCCTATGGCGGTTATGGGGTCTATGCGGCTAGTGTCTTTCGGGCCACCGTACTTTCGCTCTGCCGTTGGGTTGCCAAAAGCAGCCCCGCCTTCTGTGGTTCCAAAAGAAGGTAGACCAAATTTACTGCGAATAGCTGCCTGTGTCTCTGGATTTGCGTTTGAAAAATTTGGGTCTTGAGGAGCCAACTTGTTAAAGATAGCCGCTTTAGTAGCTTCGTTTGCGTTAACGTAATTTGGGTCAGTAAGAATTGATGCTAGATCAGCCATTTTGTATTCTCACTTTAAAAGCGGATTGTTAGCGTCTACGCCGCCTGCTGCTGGCGCAGCGTTCCCTCTTTTGTATTCATAGGTCAAGTCATAAGCGTCTTGTAACCTTCCCAAACCGCCTTGAAGTTCCTTGATAAGATCGTTAAGCGCAGTTCTAACATCAGCTGCGTTTTGCTTTCTATCTATGGCTGCAAATGATGCTTTAAGTTGTTGATTCTCTTTGTCAGATACGTTGCCCAACGCACCACCAGTTTTAGACATATCACGCATATCTTGCAGTGATTGAAAACCACCTTTAGCAACTACTTTGTCGTACAGTGCCACGGTTCGGCGACCAGCGTCCGTAAGACCCGGCGCTCTTCCCGCTGCAAACCCAGTAACAGAGTCAAGACCTGGACTATCTCGCAAAGCCTCAAGGTCTTTAATAAACAACGTCGTTTTGTTTTGGTGGCCTTTTAGCGATGTTGTTGCTTGTGGATAGCTAGCCTCTAGCTTTTGTCGCATCTGCGGCGTTAAGCCTTCAATTGCTTTGGCTGGGGTCAAGCCTTCGGCTACAGCCCTTGCTTTGGTAACAATGATAGTTTTCGTCGGGTCTTTTGGGTTGACAACTTCCACTGTGCCAGTGCCTGCTGCCCCACCAGCACCACCACCACCATCACCACCACCAGTTTTAGCCGTCAATCTTGCCATTTGTTTAGCAAATTCTGCGTTGTATGCCGGTGTACCCGGTTCGCCTTTTAACCGTGCAAACGCATCTGCGTTCTTCATTTCTGTTGAAGAGGCAGGCGCAGCGGCTACAGGTTCAGCTTTAGTTGTCAATCTTGTAAGTTCTTTTTGCAGTTTGTCGTTATATGCAAACGAACCTACTGGGCCTGCTCCTAACGCAAGTGCCATTGCGTTTTTTATTTCCGGTGTTGTAGGTTCTGGTGCGGCTACAGGAGTTTTGGTTTTAAGTTCAGTATAAAGCGCAAGTCCTTCAGGAGTCTCTGGTATACCCAGCGCCCTCATTGCCGCAATTTCAGCCGGTGGCGCAGCAACAGTAGGCGGAGCGCGTTTAGCGGCCTCATAGGCTGCATCACCAGCAGCGTCCATTGAGTAGCCCAACGCTCTCATTATCTCCAGTTTTTCCGGTGGTTTAGCCGCCGCTGTTGCCGCCGCTGGCGCACTTACAACGCCTGCATACCCTGCCGGGTAACGCACTTGACCGGGGCTTAAAGTAAATCCAGGCTCTGGCTTTTGTGCTTCCAACACGCTAGCGGCGGTAGTAATTAGTCTTTGCTTGACGTTTGCGTCCCATCCGGCAGGCATATACGGCTCAAGGTCTGGGTACTGAGCCAAAACGCTTTCGCGAAGCGCCATGTAACTTGGCGCGTCAGTTGGGTCTATCCCTGCAACGGCATCTCTAGTTTTAGCAACGGCATTTTTCAAGATGTTGGATTTGTTAACGTCGGCTTGCGACTTAGCTTGGTCAGCCAATCTACGTTGTGTATCGCCTTCACCCAATGCCTTGTAGACGCCTTGCCCCGCTGCGCCATAGCCCAGCAATTGACTGCGATTGCTTTCGTTCAGACCCGGCAAAAACTGGCGCAAGGCATTGCTTTCTTGCCGCGCCCGTCCATATTCTTCCATTTGCATTTTGGCAAGTTCATTTTCTTGCTGATACTTCTGCATCTGCGCCATCTTGTTGTACTGCGCTGCTGGGTCAGGGGTATAGAACTGCGCCCCTTGCGCTATCATTTCGTTAAGCGTTGCCATAATTAGTAACCTCCACCTGGTTGCATTGGAATAAAGGTATTGGCGTTATATGGCGCATCGTATGCTGATCGCCTATTCCTAAACAAATCCATCATCTGGTTGTTTTGGTATCCTTGAAGCGCAGCTTGTATGGCGTTGTTGTAAGTGTTACCTGCGCCCATTTGCCCAGCAGCCGTTGCCTGCCCAGCGCCAATGACACCTTGGCCCATTGCTTGTGCGCCTGCGCTCGTTAGGTTAGCAAAGTTTGTTCCATAGGCAGCTTGCGATGTGCCTGTGTTAGCGGCAGCGTTTGCACCTCTAGTTGTAAAGTCACTTAAACGTCCGTACTCGTCCATTCGGCTTGTTCGGTCGCGGTTGTAGGCGTCTGTAAAGAGTCCTGCTTGGCTGGCTCTGTTGGTTTGAAAACGATTAAAAGCATTGCCGTACTCTTGCGAGGCTACATCTTGTCCATAGCGCCCTGCGGCTTTTAAACCCGCGCCAGAGATTAACCCACCTCTAGCAGCGGCTTGCCGATCAATAGCCTTTAAGCCTTCACTTAGACGAAAGTTGTAGCCTGGGTCAGTCTGAAAATCTGATGCTCCAAAGTTACGCATCAGCGAGTTAGGGTCAAACCCCGCCATGCTAAATGGCTGGTTAGCCGAGCCATAGCCAGCAGCACCCGTCCTGCCACTCAAGCCTATCAAGTCCAACATTCGGTTTCTGGCAGTATCACCAGCTTGTACGGTCGGCGCGTTCCTTAGTACCTGCTCGTCAGCAAGTTGCTTTTGCAGCCTAAGTGCTTGTTCAGCCGCCGCCGCTTGGATTAAGGCCGCTTCCCTAGCCGACCCTGCTTGGGTTTCCGAGGCTTGTTGTTGACCTCTAGAAGATAGGTAGCCGCCAAGTAGCGATGCTCCTGCGCTTACCCCTGTTACTGGATCAGGCATTTTCAAACTCCTCAAAAGCGTAGAACTCGCGGATTTCGCGGGACACCTTACGCATATGCTCAAAACCACCAATCAAAAATGCGGTGGCAATATGTATCTCAATCCCAAAATTGCGGATGTGAAACGCCAGGTTTCTTAGATGTTTCTTGTCACTTTTGCTCATCTCATTTGCGTCATGGAACCCATTGATCGACGCCATGATTAAGGGCTGGTAGTAGTTGTAGTTTGCCACAAACCAGCGGTTAGCGGGTAGCACAAACATCAACGACAGAAAAGCTCGGTTAACGTGTTCGTCTAGGACTTCAACGTCCTTGTCAATCAGATCGTCCCACAACTCTACTGCGTCAAAAAAGCAGTTCACAAAGTCAATGGCGTCTTGATGGCCTAAAAACCAACGCTGTTTGTTGGCCTTGCTGTCTTCTTGCCATTGGGCGGACATGATTGGCATCGTCTAACCTAAGTCGCAGGAGTTTGCGCTGTAAGCAAACCGTTTGTAAAAGTCATGCTGCCGTCTGCGCCGAGTGCAGTCAGTTTAGCAGTCACGATGGTGGCGCTAACGCCAGCAGTGGAAGTACCTGTCCCGCCGTTGGCTATGGGCAGGATACCAGACACGTTGGTTGTCAGACTAGCAAAAGCCGTAGACGTTGTTCCCGTACCGCCGTTGGCTATAGGTAACGTCCCACTGACTTGCGTAGTCAGACTCACCCCACTCAGCGCACCGCCAAGGGTTAGGTTGCCTGCTGTGGTGACAGTGCCTGTCAGAGTAATGCCGTTGACCGTACCCGTGCCGCCTACGCTGGTCACCGTGCCAGCACCTAGGTTGGCTCGGGCTGCTGCGGCTGTTGTAGCGCCAGTGCCGCCGTTGGCTATTACCAATGTGCCTGCCAGCACCACCGCACCAGTTGTTGGGCTGCTGGGCGTAAACCCAGTTGTTCCTGCGCTAAAACTTAACAGGCCGCTAGATGCCACCGTTATCGTCCCGGCGCCGTTGGTCACTGTGATGCCAGCGCCAGCCGTCAAGGTGTTGAGCGTGTAGCCAGTGCCGTTGCCAATCAGCAGCTTGCCGTTGGTCGGAATCGTGCCTAGACCTGTGCCGCCGTTGATGACCGGCGTGATACCAAGGCCAGAGCCGGTGATGGTGTAGACGTTGTTGAGCCAACGAAACCATTGAGTCGTGATTTGCCCGTCTTGGGTAAACATTACCCGTGGCGCAGGGATTTGGGTGACGTTTGCCATATCAACTTGACGTTGGACTCAACACCAACTCAGCACCCATAATGGCGATCTTTACTGGGTCAGTACCGCTGACCTCGTAGACCCGATCCCTAGACGAACCAAGCCGCCGCCAGAACGTGCGGTATCCAAACTCACCAATCTTGCCCATGCTAGTCCAATGCTCACTTGACCAGGTGTGACCGCTATCGTCGCTCCAGCGCAGCATAACTTGCGGGTCGTAGCCTGGTGTGGCTAGGAATGACTCGGTGACAATATCCGCACCGTCAATGTCTGGGCCGGTGTAGGCAAAAGTCACCAAGTTCTCACCCGGCAGGCCCAAGGACGGTTCAGTGATGATCTCAAGGCCCGACTCGGTTGCCAGATATTCCCAATCAAACTCAGCAATTAGTTGGTAGCTTGGCCCTGCTGGTGGGACGTTTGCCGACTCAGTAAGGATGCCGTCAGCAGTTTGCTCTGGCGTGACGCCCAGCCCTACGCCTGTTTCAGCGTCAAGCTGCAAGGTGTGGTGGGCCGTGCGTTTGAGGTTGTTTTGGCCTGACGGCAACGCCCTCCATGAGCGTAGCCACTTTTGGATGCCGCCGTTGTCTGCGTACACATCCAAGTCAAAGGCATAGATGTTGCCGTTAACGTAGTCACCAACCACAATTTGGTTGTTGAACGCTATCTGGCAATTTGACCTGTGGCGCATGAACAGGCCATTGTCAAACCCAGCCCGTTCGTGCCACGCCTGCGTAGACACATCGTAGACCCAAGTAGCATTGCCAGTGGGGAATGTCAGCACATAAAAAGCATGGCCTTCTTGCTGGTAGGTGTAGGCAATAGCGTCAGAAATGTCGCCGTATTGGGCAATGGCAAACTCAATAGCGTGGGTGCTAACCCGAGTGCCGGTGTAGCCATTGGCCCGGTAGACGATGCCTTGGCCTCGCGCATCCGCGCCTAGCCAGAAGATGCCGTTGTCCAACTTGGCAACAGAGAAGGTTGCAGCGCAGCCAATCTCATTGAAAGCGCCTTGGATGCGGGTCATGGGGAAGTCAGCAGCGCCAGAGTCGTACCAGACCTCGACTGAGTTAGTGCCAAACAGCCAAATCTGCCCGTGGTCAATGATCATGCTGACCAAGCCGTCAGGCGAACCTTCGGCACTGGCAAAGTCAAGCGGGTCAACTGAGGAGCCGTCCAGCAGTTGCGTTACCCAGAATACCTGGCTGTTTGGTTGGATGAAGACAAAGTAACCGTCTAGGTAGCCAACTACCAACGCGCCAGCAAAGTCAACGTCTGTGATCTGGGCAAAGACTGCCGTGCTGCTGTTGTAAATGTACCCCGGCCCATTGGCTGCGATAAACAACTGAGTGCCGTTGTCGCTCATGCTGACGGGGCCAGTGCCTGCTACCGTGCCTCGCAAGGTGGCTACATAGCCCGTGGTGAGGCTGTAGAGTTCCGTGCCACTAACCACATAGGCAACGCCGTTAAACGTCCACAAGCCCCGTATTGGCCCCGTCCCAACCGTCACCAACAAGTCAAGCCCAGGCGCCCGGTTCAGAAACCCGCCTGTCTCCCCTCCGTCTGGGACAATTTCTGGAAACAAGTTAACCATCCTGTTGTCCGCACCATTGACGCTACGGGCA